AGCCTTGCATAGTGTAGGTAATGATAAACTCCTGTATATTCGTATGGTCTGCCGATTGAATTTCACTTCTGCGCAGGAATCTACTGTTATAAGGTGTTGACCAACCATGAATCAGTTGGTTTAAGTCTTGTTTTAGTTGCAATACATCGGTGTCTTCTGTTTTATAACTTTCAAAACCTAAATGCAAAGCTATTGACATTGTGCCTTGTTGTTGCCCTTGTAAGTTTTCAATGTAGTCGGCAGATGGGAACTCAATAAAACAACAAGGATAGTTAAATGCTACGTTCACATCTTCGCGCTCAAATTGGTTGTTCCATAGTGCAACATACTTCAATGATTGAAGTGTGCTGATACGTGCCTTTAATTGATTATATATTGCTAATTGCATTATGTAAATACTTTATCTAATCGTTTAACAATAACTGCTTTTACTTTCTCATTTAAGTTGTAAGAATCGCCCATAAATTGACGCTTGGGCATTTTAAACGGATGCTTGCCCCAAGCTTTGCCCATCAACCCATCGTTATGTATTTTAGCATAATCTAAATCAGTACTAATCTTAATACTTAACGCTGCTCTGTTTGCAGGGTTGCGAATTATTGACCGCCTTAAATCTCCAGTCTTTACTAATATTGCGCGTGTTGTGTCATCAACTGTTTTACCGCCTTTAGTTTTATACGTTGTGCGCTTTCTTGGTTTCCATTTTTGCACATTCTTATCATCCCAACCTTGCTTCCTAAACGAATCAACAAAGAATACTTTTGCAGTGTTACCAACATCTACAATAGCCGCTTCCATCGCTTTACGCGCTTTCTTTTCTGCCTGTTTTAAATCGAATTTATTGGACTTGCTCATATTGTTGGTGCTGGTGGTAATGTTGGTTGTGGTGGTAATGTCGGTGCATCGGGTATCGGCATCGCAGGCGCAGGTCTTGGTGCTTGCGGTATAGGTAAATTCCAATTCTTTTTAGCCATTTCTTTGTCACCTTTTGCAATGTCAAAATATGGGTGCTTGTCTTTGCCATTTTCTTTAAACACATAGCCATCAATGCCCGCGTTCATCCTAAACAATGGCGGCACATCTTCGGGCGGTGTAAACTTACTCAAATCAGTTTCTTCCCCCTCTGATAGTTGTATTACGGTACAACGACAACGCCACCCATTCGGGGGGTAGTATTGTTTCCAGAACGGGTCGCTGATCGGGCGAATTATATTGTCTAATGCTTGGTGTGTTGGTCTTACTCTGCCATCTCCAACGGTTTGATATTGCAACAATGGTAACACATCGGCATCGGCTTCAATACGCTTCCAATCGGATGCCATACGTGCTGAAGCTTTCGCAGTTTGATATTCGGCTTGCAAATAGTCTTCATTGTATAGCGTAAACATCGGCTTAACTGCCTCTTTAAACTTATAGAAGTTTGATTGCAATTCGGGGTCTGCTAACATTGCAGTCATTGCCCTTGTTTGTTGGTATGTTTTAGCACCCGAAAATATGTAAATGTTATTGGTTAAATCAGCAACTAATATTTCATCAACTACTGGTGCTAAATCAATTCCATCTCTTAAATATTTCGCAGTCTTTAAATAAATTCCCTCCGGCAACACTTGGTTATTAATCGCACCAATCCACACATCGTTCGACATACGATTAAAATCGTTTTCATCAAATGGTGTTGGTGGGTCAACCTCCTTATCAATATTCAATATGTCGCAGTAGCCGCACATTAACTATATATGTTTCTTAATCGTTTTGCAATGTTTTCAAGTTGGCTTTCGTTTTCATTCTCAGTTTCAGTTGGTTCTTCTTCTTCATCCTGCAATTCGATGCCATATTTATGCTCTAAATATTCGTGTTCAAACTTTACGTATGGCATAAATGAAGCATCTATCTTTGCTTGCTCCATCAATGGCAAATTCTCGCTATCATCGTACTTAAATGTGCAACCTGCCAAGTCAAAACCATTTCTAATCATCATCGGCACTAACTGGTCTTCAATGATGAACTGCATCTTTAACGTATCTTGCTTTGCAATCATAGCAGCAACACCCTCGTGAACATTAGCCGAACCACTATAACTCTTTTCATCAGTTGTGCCTGTTTGCCCTAAGATTATTTTGCTGATTTCTGAATTGCAACGCTCTACCATCTTATCGAATACTGCATAAGCATCTGTGCGGCTCGCTTGCATTAACTCAATGTTGTCGTTTAAATCCAACACCGCCCACGAAGCTACACCCATATTGCGTAGCATATTCTCCATGTTTTTACGTGTCAATTCATCGCGCACATCTGTTTTACCAACTCTAATTGGACTGCCAAACACCTCAGCAAACTCCGCCCATGCTGCCATTGCGTTTTTCTTCCAAATAACGTATGGTGCTAAATACATCATTAATCCTAAATCCTTTTTTTCTCCTACACCAATACACCAGTTGTTATATGGTGACACATCAAATCTTTTGCCCTCTGTTACGGTTGCTGTGTTGGTGCGAACTAAACTAAATTCAGGCACAACATAAATACGCGGTATAAGTTCAACACTTGAATACTTATCGTTTATTATTGCGCCAAATTGCACACAACTAAAGCCCCAAAATATTGAATCTAATGATAAACTTTGAAAGTCATAAAACCACTTTTGGTTAAACAATGCAGTTTTAGCTTCATCGCATTCGCCATCTGGTCCATAAACCATAAACTTCTTGCTTAATATCTTTGATTTACGTTGCAACATAGCCGATTGCACTTGCCCATCTAACACAATCTGCTGATAGGTTTGCATCAATAAAAAGCGGTTTGGGTACATCGGTGATTCAGCCGCTTGTAACGCAATGTTAAACTTTGTCGCATCTTGCCTTACACGTTGTAACTGTTGCTCAAAGTCAATAGTTTTACGTATGTTAGCTTTCTGCGGTTGTGGTTTGTTAAAGTTAAATATATCGTTATACCAAGCCATTATTTAAAGAAATTATCTTGTTTGTCTAAACTATTACCGTAGCGAATAGAATAACCAGTGCTATCGGTTGAATTGATGTTTAATACCTCAGCGGTATCTGTGCCACTTGCCCACGCATCTAATTGGTCAAGTGCTTCTCTATTGCGTTCTATTCTTAAATCGGGTATGTTTCGCGGGTTAATCCTTGCATGCAGGTTATACAATGTCATATCCATTGCAAGCTCGACAAACATCGGATAACGATTATCGCCAACAGTCCAATAGGTTGCGTTGCTTGTTGCAATGTTTATCATTTTAGACCAATATGCAGTTAATGTCAAAGCTTGGTTTGTGCTTGCTGCAATAGCTGTGTAAACATAGCCATTGTCATCGGTTACAATGTTGCCTATAATGTATTCGGTTTTGTTATCCCATCTGCTAAAGTCATTAACGTGTGTGATTACTTCGCCTAATATAACTCTGTCGCGTGTGCGGTAATGTGTTGATGCTGAATAGGCATCCATTGTGCCTAATTCGATGTCAACCATGTATCTTTGGACTAATTTTGTCCTCATTCTACTTATGGCCTTAACCTCGCTATCGTACAAGTTTTGCGGGGTATTCTCGGTTATCTGATTGAGGTCAACCGTTTGAATTATTGAAAGATAGTCGGAGGTTTTTAAGAATCGTGCCATGATGCAAAATAATAATAAAAAATTTGATAAATGCTTAAAATGTAACTAAAATCTACTTGCTGATTTATATTCAGCATCTCTACCAACAACAACAAGCGGTTTGATAATTCCTGTTTGAAACCTTGCATATTGTGAAGCGAATACGGATGTAATTAAATAACGTGTTAAGTCAACAATGTGGCCAAATGGTTGGTAACTTACTTTTGTGACAGGATCGGTTACTGTTCGCTTATCTACTTTGCCATTCTTGTCTTCCTTTGTGTTTTCAAAATCTAATATCGCCACTCTGCAACTTTCATCAGCTATAAAACTAATGCCTTGCTCATTGTAACCTAAAATAGCATTAAAAAAGTCAGCACTTGGGCGCACATTAGGGTTTGATTTAGCCACTCTGCGAATCGGTTTAACTTCATCTAATTCATTAATTAGCAATCGAAATAAATCGAATCCTTTTTCTTGTTTAACGTCATCCTTTTGGCTGGTGCTATCCCCACAAACATAAACATGTCCGTTATGCTTCCAATGTCTTAACCGTTGCATTATTGCCCTGCCCATTGCTTTGGTTGTATTGTCTGGGTTCTTTAACGCAATGCAATCAATCAATCTAATTTCGTTTTCATCACTAATTTGAAAAATGCCGCAAGGAAAGTATGGATTTACGTTTTCATCAAACGAAAGCCAAATGGCGAGGGATGGGTCATAGGTTACAATGCCAGTGTGTTTAATTGTTGACCAACTTTTTAAGAATTCGCCACCGAAATCAACCTTACCCCATTCGCCTAAAACATAAACTTTGTGTAAGTTTGGATTAGCTTTAACACGTTCGGTTAAATGGTGGATGTAATCGGCATCTAAAAATGAATTGTCTTTATAGGTGGTGTTCATCAGCATGGTTTCGGCATCGGGTTCATCAAAGAATCTGCGCTTTATCCAGTGTTGCTCACTTATGGGGTTGAATGTGATTATAAACTGTTTATAGTTATTCGTTTCGCCTCGCACACGAAGTTCTAACTGATTGAAATCTAATTCATCTAATTCGGTTGCTTCCTCGCACCATACTGATGTGATACCGGCAATTGATTTAATTTTCTCGGGGTCATCCATACCAGCACAAAGTATTTCGTTGCCTGTTGGATTGTGAGTGAATCGCATCTCACTTTTGTTTATCGTAAATTCGCTAAATATATCGTACTCTAATAGCTTATCTACGAATAGCTGATACACACTATTACGAATGGTTGTTGCTACCTTTCTAATGCAAAGAATTCGATGGCCTTGCTCGGTTGTGATTCGCAGGATTATCTTTTGAACTGCCGCTATGGATTTGCCAGATCCAATCAGCCCGCCCCGCCTTTCAATACCAAGTATCTATGTTGGCTTGAAAGTGCGGGGCGGTATGCTTCGTTAATTTTTACTTTTGTCATCAACAAATTCTAATTGCCATAATTTAATCTGTTCTCCTTTTGTAGTCAAATCAGCATTAACAGATGTAGGAATAAGTTTAGCAGCCAACTTGTAAAACTCGGTTGTATTTTCTTTAGCCCAATTAGCAAGGTTAGCTTCTGAATCTCCTTGCAATTCATTAAACGCTATTTCAAACGCTTCTTTAACCGATTTGGTCAGTTTATTGGGGCTGCCCTTTCGACTACCGCCACCTGATTTTTTACCTATTGCCATATTTATCGCAATTTAACGCACTATGCCATAAAACTTTCATAGCACAAAGATAAGAATTATTTTAATAAGGTCAACAATTCAGTTTGCATCTGCTCAAAAGATGTGGCTATAATGTAATTACCTCCATCGGCTTCTATTGCTGCTTTGCGTTTAAGTTGTGCTTCTCCCATTTTATCCGTTTGTGATTTTACCTCAATCGCAAATAGTTTTCCTTTCAATATACATTGTATATCCTCCATACCTTTATTCAATCCTGCAATGTAACCTATGCCTTTTCTATATCTGCCCTCACTACTTATTCGCCTTGCACTATTGCAACTGTGTACTGCCTTTAAGTAGGCAATAATTAAATCAGTAAACTTATTAGTGTTAAAAGCATCTTTGGTTTCTTTATGCTGCAGGATATTGTTAATCGGTAAGTCCAAATGGTTTGTTGTGAGCTCCGACTTTCGCTTCTTAACAACTTTTTTTTTGTTGAGGTTAAATCGCTCAATCGGTAAAGTTTGCCAAAATGCTTGGGCCATGTTTGACCGTTTGTATTCGTTGTGGTAATAGAGTTCGAATTCTGGGATGGTGTAAATTGTCATATTATTACTTTTACTTATTAATTACTAAAAAATTACCAAAAAATTACCAAGCGTATGCCTTACTACCACTACTCTATATTATTATTATTATTATAAAGTAATAAAGTAATAGAGAAAACGCTAAAAAGTCTGACGATTCTATTTTGGGCATAAATCTTATGAGCTTTTGCATTATTACTAAATTTAATTACTTTGTTGATTGTCAGCATATTAATAGGTAATTAGTAATTTTGGTAATTTTATTATGCAAACCTTGGCATCTCTTCATTAGGGTAATCAACTGAATCATTTTGTTGCTTAACTACTTTATTTTTAATATGATAAGGATTTTTAAATAGAAAAGGAAGTCCAGTTTTGCTGCTCTGTGGATAATTTTGATTTGGAAATCCTTTATACTTTTTGTTTTTTAAAATTACCACTTTCATTTCATCCTTTATAACTTTTCTAATATAGCAAGCATCAAATTTATGATTTAATGAAAACCATTGCATTTTAACATCTTTAGCAGTTGCCTCAATAAATTCAATTCCATCATTATTCATAAAGAAATCATCTAAATTCATTTCGATTTCTTTTCTCAATGTTGATTTACTTTCCTCCATAACAACTTGCAATGATTCTGTTAAGATTTCATCCTTGGTAAACACCATACGCGATTTGCTGAAATCTATTGCAGGAAGTTGTATAAGGTATTTTAAAAACTTTGGTATCTCATTAAACAAATCAGTTTCGATGTTAGTGTTTTTTGCGCCTTTGATAAGTTTAATTTTGCGCACCCAAAATCGAATCTCCTCTTGGTCTATTCGCATAAAGTCAGATTCTTTGTTAGTGCAAAAAATAACTTTGCCAAAAAAAGGTACTGAATAATGGCTAACAAACTTTTGCGAAACCGACATTGTTTTGGCAGTTGCTATTGATTTTAACTTTTCGATAGTTTGTTGTTTATCAATCGTTGTTTCATCAATCATAATAATGTTTTTAGTCGCGTACGCATCATTAAAGTTACTTGTAAGGTCACTTGGATTTATTAAGGTAGTGTTTTCTCCAAATAACATTTGAATCCAATTTAAGAACGTAGTTTTACCCGTTTCGCGCTCCGTAGAAACAAGTGCTAATACTGGCAATATTTGGCGCGGATTTTCGTAAAGGATTTTCATATATTTCAAACCAAGCTCCCATTGGTCACCAAAAATATGATTAATCAATCCCAAGGTAACAGGTATATCATTTGTGTTGACCTCATCAATAACGAATTTATGCGCAAATTTAGCGTAAAGGTTATAACAGTTGTTAAGCACTGGAGTATATTCGACATTGTCCGGATAGATAGTAAAGTCATCAAACTTGTAAATCATTCCGAGTAATTGTTTGCCATGGTCTTGTTTTATTTCATCTTTTTTCCAAGGTTTAAGAAGTGTGTTTTCAGATTTGTATCTGTCTTTTTTGGCTATAACTTTAAAGTAATCAGTTCCAACTCTGATGTAAGGTATATCGGATTTTATAATTTCAAAGTTGACATAAGACATTGCCGCGAATGAATCGCCTTGGAATTTAACTGCAGCCAGTACCATGA